TACTTGACGAGCAAAATGTACCTGAAGAAGGTAGATGGTTTGTTGCTCCCCCAAGTTTTTATGAGCAACTATCTCAATCTGGTTCTAAGTTATTAAGTGTTGACTTTAACGCAGGTCAAGGTTCTATTAGAAATGGTTTAGTTTCTAGTGGAATGTTAAGAGGCTTTAGTATGTACAAGTCTAATAATGTTGCTGCTACATCTACATGTAGTGGTAAAGTGTTAGCTGGACATATTTCCTCAACAGCAACTGCTCAAACAATTATATCAACTGAGGTCCTAAGAGACCCAGATTCATTTGGTGATATTGTGAGAGGATTGCATGTTTATGGAACAAAAGTTCTAAGACCTGAAGCATTAGTTTCAGCATTTTACACAATAGACTAGAAATAGTTAGGAGGGGTCTTCGGACCCTTCCATTTTTTAAGGATAATAATTATGGATTATAAAAAAAGAAAACCAATGGCTTATGGTAGAGAGCCTATGGTCGGTGGTGGCGATATGTATAGAATGCGTAAAGGACATGGTGGCGAATCCAAAAAATCTGGAGACTATTCATCAATATCTGATATGGAAAAAGATTGTAATAGAAGAGTTGGTTACAACGAATCATTAAAATCAAAAGAAGATAAATAATGAAAGTTAAAGCACCTAAAGGTTATCATTGGATGAAACAAAAAAATGGTAACTTTAAATTAATGAAACATAAAGGTAAATTTGTACCACATAAAGGTGCAAGTTTAATGGCAAACTTTGCAATACAAAAGGTACACAGTAAATAAAATGTTAAGTGAAGCACAAACAAAAAAATTAATAGCTGCATTAAAGAAAGCTTCTAAAAGTCATGCTGGTCAAGCTAAGATTTTAGAAAGGTCTTTAAAAGCTAATAATAAAAAGAAAAAGTAATGGCAACAACATATCTTGATTTAACAAATGAATTGTTAAGAGAACTTAATGAAGTTCCTCTTACTTCTTCTAATTTTTCAGGAGCAGTAGGCTTTCAAGCATTTGTTAAAGATGCAATAAATAAATCTATATTTGATATTGCTAATCAAGAACCACAGTTACCTTTCTTTTCAGCTGGAGTTAGTGGTAGCACAGACCCTTTTTATGGCAATACTACAGTTGCTACAGTTGCAGGAACTAGGTGGTATTTATTAAATGCTAGTAGTTCAAGCATAACAACTGACTTTGCTTCAATAGATTGGGATGATTTTTATTTAACAACAATAAATGTTTCTGGAGAATCAGCTCCTCATGTATCAAAAGGTTTACGATTTGTAAATTTAAATGAGTGGCGAAGATACTACAGAGATAGCGAAAACGAAGATGATGCTGGTAGTCAACAGTTTGGAGAACCTAAATTTGTAATTAAGTCTCCAGATAATAGAAAGTTTGGATTAAGTCCAATACCTGATAAAGTTTATAATGTGCATTTTTATGCCTTTACAAAACCCACAGCTTTATCAGCACATGATGATACTATAGTATTACCAGAACAATATAGTAATGTTATAACTTCAAGAGCAAGATATTACATTTGGCAATTTAAAGAATCTCCTCAACAAGCAGCATTTGCTTTAGAGGATTATAAAAAAGCTATGAAATATATGAAGTCAAATTTAATAAATCCTGCTCCTAAGTTTATGACAGACGATAGAACTTATTTTTAATTATGGCTCGTTCACAACCTTACGCAGTTGCTTGTGATGGAGGATTAGTTACTTCTTTTAATGCTTTAGATTTAGTAAGAACTCCCGGAGTAGCAACGAAGTTACAAAATTTTGAAGTTTCTGTAAAAGGAGGCTACAGAAGAGTAAGTGGTTTTGCTAAGTTTGGTGGTGATAGTGCTGTTAAACCTTCAGGTTCTACAGATACTATATTAGGAGTATTTCCTTACGCAGATGGAGTTATAGCTTGTGTAGATGATGATATTTATTTTAGTAATACAGGCACAAGTTGGTTACAAATAAATAGAAGCTCAGTATCAGGAAGTGGTGATAATCATAGTACCTTTACTGGCAGAAGTGTTTTAAATAGAACAAGTCAAGGACAAGTACAGTTTGCTATATTTGACACAGCTACATCCGATTATGGTACAGTATTTATAGCAGATGGAGCTAATAAAGTTTACAGTTTTAGAATGGAAGGAACTGGTATATTAACTTCTAGAACTTTCTTTTCTTCAGAAGTTACTGTATCAACAACAAAAGGTGTTAAATTTTTAGCAGTACACGATAAACATTTAGTAGCTGCTGGAGTTGAAGATAATTTAAATACTATATTTTTTAGTGGAACTTTAGACCCAGAGGATTTTACATCAACAGGTGCAGGTCAGATAGTATTAGAGGACCAAGTAGAAGGCATTAAAAGTTTCCGAAACGAATTATTTATATTTTGTAGAAATAGTATTTTTAAATTAATAAATATAAATGATTCAAATAACATAGCAGTAGTTCCAGTTACAAAGAATGTGGGATGTTTAAGTGGTTATAGTATTCAAGAGATTGGTGGTGACTTAATATTTTTAGCACCAGATGGTCTTAGAACAGTCGCTGGTACTGTAAGAATTGGCGATGTAGAGTTAGGAACTATTAGTAAACAAATACAACCACTTATAAGCGATTTAGCAGAGACAATAAATGATTTTGTAATTAATAGTCTGGTAATTAGAGAAAAATCACAATACAGATTATATTACACAAAAACAAGTGCTTCTGATTCTTCACAAAAAGGAATTATAGGTACATTAAGACCTAATGGATTTCAATGGTCAGAAACTTTAGGTATTGAAGTTACAGCTATAGGTTCTAACTTTGATAACAATGGAGTAGAGGTTTATTATCATGGCGATACAAATGGTTTTGTATATCTACATGATACAGGTAATAACTTTAATGGGTCAGCTATAAATGCTAATTATCAAACACCTAATTATGATTATGGTGATTTTGGTACATTAAAGACTTTACATTATATAAAAATATCTTTTGGTCCAGAGGATGAGATACAACCAGACTTACGAGTAAGATTTGATTATGATAGTTTGGATATTCCTCAACCAGATGATATAACTTTAGACTCAGTTCCAGCTCCTTCAGTATTTGGTACAGCAGTATTTGGTACTAATAAATTTGGCTCATCAGAACAACCTTTAGTAAGAGTACCTTTAGTAGGTAGTGGAAGTAGTAATAATTTTAGAATACAAAGTAATGATACAAAAGCTTCATATATTATAAATGGCTTTTATGTTGATTACATACCATCAGGCAGGAGATAAAATATGGCAAGTTATACACGACAAAGTACAATTAACGATGGTGATACCATCACAGCAGCATTATTTAATAATGAGTTTAATCAATTATTAGCTGCATTTAATAATTCAACAGGACACGCACACGATGGCACAACAGCAGAAGGACCAGTTATAGGTCTTATAGGAGATGCTGGAGAAACTTCCCCAAATAACAAAGTATTAATAGATACATCAAACAATCATATAGAATTTTATGTAGAGGTATCATCCTCTTCAGTACAACAATTAAGAATACAAGATGGAGCCATAGTTCCTATAACAGATAGTGATGTAGACTTAGGTACTAGCTCATTATATTTTAAAGATGCTTTTATTGATTCTATTACAACAACAGGTAATGTTTCAGTAGGTGGTAATTTAGATGTTACTGGTACAATAGATTTTAGTGACTCAGCTATTACTAATGTAGGTAGTATTCAATTAGATAGTATTGCAGGTGATGCTGATTCAGATACTTCTATTACTTTTTCTGGCTCAGATGTTATTACAGTTGCAGCTGGAGGAGCAAATCAAGTCACATTTACTAATGGTGCAATAGTACCTTCAACAGACAACGATATAGATTTAGGAAGCTCATCATCAGAATTTAAAGATTTATTCATTGATGGTACTGCCAATATTGATAGCCTAGTGGCTGATACTGCAGACATAAATGGTGGTACTGTTGATGGAGCAATAATAGGTGGCTCAAGTGCAGCAGCTATTACAGGTACAACTATCACAGGTACAAGTTTTGTTATTGGTTCAGCAGATATTAATGAAGCAGAACTAGAAACTATTGATGGAGTTACAGCAGGAACTGTTGCAGCTTCTAAAGCAGTAGTAGTAGATAGCAACAAAGATATTGCAAGTTTTAGAAATGTAACATTAACAGGAGAACTGGATGCTGGTTCTTTAGATATATCTGGCGATGCTGATATAGATGGAACATTAGAGGCAGATGCTATTACAGTAAATGGTGCAACTTTAAATGAAGTTATTACTGATGCTGTCGGAGGCATGGTAAGCTCTAATACTGAAACAGGTATTTCTGTTACTTTTGAAGATGGTGATAATACACTTGATTTTGTACTTGGCTCATCACAAACAACAATATCATCTTTACTAAATACAAGTTTAGTTATTGGTAGAGATGCAGATAACGATATAGATTTTGCCACAGATAATAATATTATATTTAGGGCAGCTGGTGCAGACCAGATAAAATTACAAGATGGTGCTTTAGTTCCAGTAACTAATAATGATATTGACTTAGGTACATCTAGCTTAGAGTTTAAAGATGCATTTTTTGATGGCACAGTTACAGCTGATGCTTTTGCCGGTCCATTGACAGGTGATGTTACAGGTAATGTTTCTGGAACAGCAGCAACAGTAACAGGTGCAGCTCAATCAAATATTACAAGTCTTGGCACACTTACAACCTTGACTGTTGATAATGTTATTATAAATGGCACAACCATTGGACATACTGATGATACAGACCTAATGACATTAGCTGATGGGGTACTTACTGTAGCCGGTGAAGTTGATGCTGTTAGTTTAGATGTTTCAGGTGATGTTGATATTGATGGAACTCTTGAAGCAGATGCCATAACTGTTAATGGTGTAACTTTAGCAGAAACTATTTCTGATACTGTTGGAGCAATGGTATCTTCTAATACCGAAACTAATATTACAGTTACTTATGATGATGCTGATAATACTTTAGATTTTGTAGTTGGCACACTTAACCAAGACACTACTGGCAATGCAGCAACAGCTACAGCTCTAGAAACTGCAAGAAATATTCATGGTGTAAGTTTTGATGGAACTGCAAACATAGACCTAACAGAAGTTATACAAGACACAGTTGGAGCTATGTTTAGTTCTAACACAGAAACAAACATCACAGCTACTTATCAAGATGCTGATGGTACTATAGATTTAGTTGCAGCTTCTTCTACTTCTTTTGTAGTTGAGGATGATGATGGCACAGAAGTTACAATAGACAATGGTAAAGAATTAAAAATTATTGGTTCTGGTATTACTACAAACTTTACAGATACAAGTGATGGTTCAGATGCAGACCCATTTGATTTAACCTTAACAATAGATGCAGCTCAGACAGGTATTACCTCTTTACTAGCTACAGATATTAAAATAGGTGAAGATGATGAAACAAAGATAGATTTTGAAACAGCAGATGAAATACATTTTTATGCTGCGAATGCTGAACAAGTGTTTGTATCAGATGGTGTTTTTGGACCACAGACAGATAGTGATGTTGATTTAGGTACAACAGGTGTTCGTTTTAAAGATGCTTATGTTGATAGTATTACAGTAACAGGAGAAGTAGATGGTGCTTCATTAGATATTTCTGGTGATGCAGATATTGATGGTACTTTAGAAGCTGATGCGATTACTGTTGATGGTACAGCTCTTGATGAGTTTATTCAAGATACTGTAGGTGCTATGGTATCTTCTAATACAGAATCAGGTATAACTGTAACTTATCAAGATGGTGATGGAACATTAGACTTTTCAGTTACTGGAGGTGGAGTATCAGGTATTAGCTCAAGTGCTGATGCTACTGCTCTGACTATTGACTCTAGTGAAAGATTATTTGTAAACAATCAATTCACTGTAGGAGATAGTTCAGTTTTATCTCTAGGTATTATTGGAGTCAAGTTTAACGGAACTACCAATAATGGAATAGTTTGTGAAACTACCAGAGATGCTACAGGCTCAACATTTGTTAGATTTAATGACAGCGATAGTAATGCTATAGGTAGTATTTCACAAGATGGGGCTTCTTCAACAGCTTTTTCAACATCTTCTGACTATAGATTAAAAGAAAATGTTAATTATGATTTTGATGCAACTACTAGACTTAATCAACTAAAACCTTGTAGATTTAATTTTATAGCTGATGGTCCTTCACGAGTAGTAGATGGTTTCTTAGCACATGAAGTATCTAGTATTGTACCAGAGGCTATTGTTGGTGATAAGGATGCTGTTAATGATGATGGTTCTATTAAGCCACAAGGTATTGACCAGTCAAAATTAGTTCCTTTATTAGTTAAAGCAGTTCAAGAATTATCTGCTAGAGTAAATCAACTTGAGGCAGGAGAATAGGAGTGATTGGATAATGGAACTACTAACACCATACATTATTTGGAATGTATTTATAACTTTGGTACTTGCTCCACTAATGTATAGTATTAGGCAAAATGCTT